AAGTAATGGCTGAAGAGGCGGACCGGGGTAGACGGGGCGCGGACCAGATAAGCGTTAGCGACAGCTCTGCAATATCAATGCCGATCAGGAATCTTATTAGCATTGTGGCGGCAGTTTCCATCGGCGTCTGGGGGTACTTTGGTGTTGTGGAGCGGCTGAATAAGCTTGAGACCTTTGAGCAGTTGATTGCCAAGGACTTAGAGACCGGCCTGAAGGAATTACAGGCCGATATTGCTAAAAATAACGAGTTCCGGATTAAATGGCCGAGAGGCGAGTTAGGTCAGGCTTCTGCGGATCAGGAGCAATATCTCTTAATAGAACACCTCAGTGGTCAGGTTGAGAAAATTCAGACCCGCATAGAGGAGGGAATGAGCAACGGAGTTAACATCAAACGGCTCCAAGAGGATGTTAAAACGCTAAGAACTGATGTAGAAACGTTGAAAGATAAGCAACGCGGTATAATGAATGGAGGTGGGTAATGGTTCCCCGTGCGGTAGTTCTTCTAACTTTACTGTTATCGGCCTGCCAATCTACTGACTCTTTGTCTACCGTCGAAATACGTCAGCAAGAGCAGGCGCAACAAGCGCCTGAGTCATCTTTACAGGAAGCCTTGTCCGTCCCAAGTTGCGCTAAAAGGGAGCTTATGGCGAAGTTTCTAGAGAAGACTTTTAATGAGAAGCCTATCCTTCGCGGAGTTTCGACGGATGGATCCATTCTTACGATTTACGCTGGACCAAATGGGGCGTGGACTCTTACCAAGATAGTCAACGACATTACTTGCATTCTAGCCGGTGGAACGGGTTTGAAGGTTCTGCGGTCAGAGAAAGGGAAAATGGTATAATGATAGCTCTTCTAGGCAGTCTTTTAGGTTTCGGGACCTCCATAATCCCAGAGGTTATCGGAATATTTAAACAGAAGCAGGCCGACGCGCATCAATTGAATATGCTTGAGGCAAAGGCTAAATACGCCGATCAGATATCCAAGCTCAAAGTTGCAGAATTGGACGCGCAGGCTGAAATTGAGGAAACAAAGGGTTTATATGAACATGATAAGTCTATCGATGCTGGATCTTTTATCAACGGGTTGCGCGGTAGCGTCCGCCCTGTTGTCACTTACCTTTTCCTCTTAGCTTATCTAGCAACAAAAGGGGTTATGATCTATGCCATGATTGCCGTTCAGAATCTGGATTGGACCGTGGCTATAGATATGGCGTGGCGAGAAGAAACAGACGGTGTTATCTTTAGTGCCATCATATCCTTCTGGTTCGGTAATAGAGCAATGTCCAAGGCACGGGCATGGCAGACCGATAAAAAGAAATAAGGGACAACATTGATGGACGGAGTTCTTTTAGCTGAACATTTGTTCAAAGTCATTCAAGAGAGGCGCTCAAGAGTCTCTGAGATGATGACTGACGGTGTGGTTAAGGATTTCTACGAGTACAAACAACTTGTTGGCAACGTGGAATCTTTAGATTATATAGGTCAAGAGTTAAGAGAAATCCTAGAAAAGGCGGATTCATGATGGAAAAATCTGAGACTACAGATAATCTGGTCTCCTTAAGCGATGCTTACGTTAATATTGAGGAAAAGGTTCTGGATCCAGAAAAGATAGACGGAAACGCTCTAGATAGGATGCCCTCCCCTACCGGGTGGCGTCTTCTTATCCTTCCATATAGAGGGAAAGGAAAGACCGAGAGTGGGGTCTTTCTTCCGGACGCGGTGGTAGACCGAGAGGCTTTGGCTACTGTCTGTGGTTTTGTGTTGCGGACAGGTCCTTTGGCTTACGACGACAAATCTAAATTTCCAAGTGGGGCGTGGTGTAAAGAAAAAGACTGGGTTCTGTTTGGCCGGTATGCGGGTTCTCGTTTTAAGATAGATGGTGGCGAGGTTCGTATTCTTAACGACGATGAAATAATCGCTGTAATACAGGATCCTGAAGACATCCTGCACATTTAGGAGAAGACAATGGCTGAGAGGAACGAAGACCTTGTTGTGGATCTTCCTAACGAAGGGGAAGAGGTCACGGTAGAATTGGAAGAAGCTCCTTCCGAAGAACTTCAAGCGGATCACGCGGATCAAGAAGAGCATGAGGTTTATAGCAAGAAGGTAAAGAAGCGGATCGATAAGCTCACGCATAAGGTTCGCGAAGCAGAACGCCAGCAGAACGCGGCTATAGACTATGCACAAAACATCCAGGTTGAGAACGCGCAACTCAAGGACCGAGTTCAGAGTCTGGATAAAGGGTACGTCGAAGAGTACGGAGACCGGATTGCTACCCAGTCAGAGTCTATAGAAAAGGACTTAGAGACTGCAATCGCTACTAACGACACGTCCGCACAGGTCGAGTTAAACAAGAAGTTAGCGCGTCTCGCCATTGAGGAAGAGCGCGTTGCATCGGCCAAGCAGCAGCAGGCTCAGTATCAACAACGTCAGCAACTGGCAGCGTCTCCTCAACCCGCTTCAGTGCCTAATCGTCCGGATCCCAAAGCCGAAGCTTGGGCGGAAAAGAACGAATGGTTTGGCAGTGACGAGGCCATGACTTTTGCGGCTTTTGGAATTCACAAAAAGATTGTGGAGGAAGAAGGCTTTGACACGGAGTCCCCAGAGTACTACTCTGAACTAGACCGGAGGATAAAGGAGGCCTTTCCACATAAGTTTAGTGGAGGCTCTGGTTCCTCTTCAGATACGCGAAGGCCCCAACAGGCTGTAGCATCTGCCACTCGTTCCAGTAGCACTGGACGCAAAACCCAAGTGAGGTTAACTCCTAGCGAAGTTGCAATCGCTAATAAGTTGGGAGTTCCTCTGAATGAGTACGCGAAACACAAAACGCTAGGAGCAGGATGATGTCCGACAAACAGTTAGATAAAACTCCTCGCGCATCTAAGACCCGTTCGGCTAAACCCAAACGGCAACCTTGGAAACCACCATCCTTATTGGATGCACCTCCTCCGCCAGAAGGCTACGTTCACCGCTGGATTCGTGCAGAGGTTCGGGGTTTCGATGACCGCAAAAACTTGTCGGCTCGTATTCGGGAAGGCTGGGAACTTGTGCGGAAAGATGAATACCCGGATTTTGAAGCTCCAACGGTTGATAGTGGAAGCTATGAAGGCGTTTTTGGCGTTGGTGGATTGTTGTTGGCTCGTATTCCAACAGAGATTGTAGAAGAGCGCCGTGAATATTTTGAGCGAATGAACTCGGATGCTATGACGGCGGTTGACAATGATCTCATGAAGGAAAACCAACATCATTCGATGGCACTTCAAAAACCGGAGCGTCAGTCGCGCGTTACATTTGGAGGACCTAAGAACACTTAGGTTTTGTTTTAACCGCTGCGAGGAGCAGATGAGACATGGCTAACATTAACGGAAGCTTTGGTCTCCGTCCGATAAGTAAGTTGGGCGGTGCCACTAATTCCACTGGTGTTACGGGATATACTCCTTACGAAATTGCCTCCGACAACAGTGACAAGATTTACCATGGGCAGGTGGTTATTCCTCTTGCTTCTGGTTATATTGACCACACAGCTAATGCTGCTGGTGGCACTGTCAGTCATCTTGGCGTATTTCAAGGATGCGAGTATGTTTCTAGCGTCACTGGAAAAACCACCTTTAGTAACTATTGGCCCGGATCTGGTGCCGATAGTAACCATCCGGTGAAAGCATTTATCGTAGATGATCCCAATCAACTCTACGTTATTGCTACGGATGCTTCATGGACCAGCAAGGCAACTGCGAGAGCAAGTGTCTTTCTAAATGCAAGTCTTTCGACTGGTATCACCGGAACTGATGCTACAGGTCTTTCTTTGGGCCGACTGGCTATCAGTACTCTGGCAACGACCAATACTTTGACCCTTCGGGTTATGGGTTGGCTTGAGGATTCCATGAATGAAGATTTTACCGCTGCTGGTATTGGCGCAGTTGTTCGGTTGAATAACCCCTTTAATGCACCCGTTGGGTCCATTGCTGCGGGTACTCCTTCAACCACTGGCGTATAGGAGGGTTGATCAATGGCTATTAGCAGAGCACAACTCGTAAAAGAGTTGGAACCCGGCCTAAACGCACTGTTTGGCTTGGAATACGATCAATATGATCGTGAGCATGAGCAGATTTTCTCTATGGAAACTTCGGATCGTGCCTTTGAAGAAGAGGTCATGCTATCTGGCTTTGGAGCCGCACCGACTAAATCGGAAGGTTCTGCGGTAACGTTTGATGACGCGCAGGAAGCATATACTGCCCGTTATACCATGGAGACGATTGCTTTGGCGTTCTCAATCACAGAGGAGGCTATTGAAGATAACTTGTATGACCGGCTTGCTAGTCGATATACAAGGGCTCTTGCCCGTAGCATGAGTCAAACGAAACAGGTTAAGGCTGCATCAGTTCTTAACAATGCGTTTGATAGCACTGTTACTGGTGGGGATGGAAAAGAGCTTTGCGCTACGGACCATCCTCTGGCTAGTGGAAACACTTTCCGTAACGAACTCTCCACCGCAGCAGATCTCAATGAGACCAGCCTTGAGCAGTCTCTCATTGACATTGCAAGCTTCGTGGACGAGCGCGGATTGAAGGTTGCCGTTCGTGGTATGAAGATGATTGTTCCAAAGGAACTTCAATTCACCGCAGACCGGCTCCTTGAATCTACTTTACGCACGGGAACGGCAGACAACGATATCAATGCTATTCGTAGCATGGGTATGCTGCCGGAAGGTTACTTCGTGAACCACTTCCTCACGGACACCGACGCCTTCTTCATTATTACGGATGCTCCGAATGGACTCAAAGGGTTCAACCGGTCCGCCATTCGTACTTCTATGGAAGGTGACTTCGATACCGGAAACGTCCGGTACAAGGCCCGTGAGCGTTACGCTTTCGGGTTCTCGGATCCTCGCGGCATTTTTGGTTCGCCAGGAGCCTAACTTTGGGATGGAGAGGGGGGCAACCCCCTCTCGTCTCATCTGGGACTTATTTAGCCCTAGCGACTGGCCCAGCAGACGCTTACGAAGACTCTAGGGCAAAACCTTTCGTAAGGAGGAAGGCTAGATGGCTAATACAACTTTTAATGGTCCCGTTCGCTCTGAGAATGGCTTTGAGGTAATCAATGTCAACTCGACCACGGGTGCCGCAACGAACACTTTCGACATTGCCTCAACCGGTATCGTAACGAACAAGTACGTCAAGCACGTTGGCCTTGCTACTGGCGTTACCGTTAACACCACAGCAGGAGATAGCCCAGCTATCGGTGAGTTCACGCAACCCGCCAACACGATTATCACCGACATTAAGATCTTTTGTGTCACGGCTCCTGTTATTGGAACCGGCGACATTGGATATGAGGTTGGAACTTCAAGTTCTGGAGCGCAGATTGTTGCGGCTCAAACCGATGAGATTCTTGATGGCGGCACCACGGTTGTTGTAGGCAACGTCACGGTCACGTCACTTGTTCTACAAACTCAAGACGCAACGACGGCTCCGGCCTCTGTTCAGTATGCCTCGGCAGAGCGTACCATCTACTGCAACATTACAAACACTGTAGATGCAACGACGGCGGGCTCCTTTACGTTTATTATTGAATACGTTCAGGTTGCGTAATTTAAGTGAGGGAAGGACTATGTTCCTTCCTCTGCTTATGTAGAAGGAGCCGGATATGGCAGATGCTGTAACAGCTACTACGATAATTGACGGACCAAAATCCGCTGTTATCTATTGCACAAATACAAGTGATGGAACCGGGGAATCTGCGGTTGTCAAAGTGGATGTGTCCGAATTGTCCGGATTGCAGGATGGCACCTCTTGCTCCAAGGTTCGTATCGAAAAGGTTGTCTTCTCTACGGTTGGAATGGGTGTGAAACTGTTGTGGGATGCCACTACAGATGTAATTGCTGTAGAACTTCCTGCGGATTATTCCGATACCCTAGATTATTCGGACATTAGCGGACTGCCTAACGTGGCCGCTTCTGGAGGTAATACCGGAGACATTCAGTTGACTACTGTAGGACATAGCAGCGGAGATACCTATTCTGTAGTTATTTACTGTTTAAAACAGTATTAGAAGATGGACTGTGGATAATGGCGGTTTCCGGATCCAAGGACTTTGAACCGAATGTAGCGGAGTACATAGAAGAAGCCTTTGAAAGGTGTGGAATAGAGTTCCGCACCGGGTACGATGCGAGGACCGCCAGGAGGTCTTTGAACCTGCTCTTTGCAGATTGGGCCAATCGAGGCTTAAATAGGTGGACCATAAAGCAGGTAAGTCAGACGGTGGCTTCCGGGATAACAGACTATCCGGTGGGAGCCATAACAATGTCTGTTTCCGCGAGTGGAAGTTTTTCGATTGCGGAGACGATATCCGGCGGAACAAGCGGTGCTACGGCATCTATTATCACCAAACCCACCACCACCTCTTTAACTTTAACGGTTCCTGTCGGAACCTTTTCCTCTGGAGAGACCATAACCGGTGGGACAAGTGGGGCAACCACGGCCACCACGTCTACGGCATCTCTTGAAGATCCTCAGTCCACCGTAGACATTCTGTCGGGCGTGGTTAGGCGCAGCAACTCGGACATATCTATAACCAGGGTTAGCCGAGATGACTACCTGACTATTGCTAACAAATCTACCACCGGGAGACCCACTCAATTTTATGTGGACAGGCAGATAACCCCCATAGTCAAGATATGGCCTGCCCCTGAGAATAGCACCGATATATTCATCTATGATCGACTGGTTCGCATAGACGATGCGGATGCCTCTGTTAACACCTTAGATATACCTTTTCGGTTCTACCCGTGCCTTACCGCCGGTCTTGCGTATTACATGGCCTTAAAGAGGGCTCCCGAGAGGGTCCAGATTTTAAAAGGGCTGTACGAGGAAGAGTTTCAGCGGGCCGCAGACGAGGACCGAGATAAGGCTAATATCAACCTTGTTCCTTCGTATACTTTTGTAAGTGCGGTATCCTGATGTCTAGATACGCATCTAATAAATATGCCATGGGCATATCGGACCGTTCTGGTTTTGCATATAAGCTGAAACATATGCGGAAAGAGTGGACCGGGATGCTTGTCGGTAAGGATGAGTTTGAAGCCAAACAACCACAGTTAGATGTAGTCCGGTCCCCGGCAGATCCACAAGCTTTAAGGGATGCTAGACCAGACAGGACGGAACCCGCTGTAACGGTCCTTTTGAAGTTTAATCCATTCCAATCTGGCACTAGTGGAACCGCTACAATTACCGTTACAGAGCCTAGCCATGGGCGCTCTACTGGGGATACCGTCCGGTTTCGATCTGTCGAGGCTTTTGACGGATTTACCGCTTCAACCGTGGAATCCGCATCCGGTTATTCGATTACTAAAGTTAATGATAACACGTACACTTTCTCCGCGAGTGGTGAGACGGCAACCTCTGGAAATACGACAGGAGGAGGCGGAGTTGCATCCGCTGGTCCTGTTACGGTGAGTGCGTGACATGGCTTATACATTTACTACGCTGAAGACAGCGATACAGGACTATACGCAAAATACCGAGACAACGTTTGTCAGCCAACTGCCGAGGTTCATCCTGAACGCGGAAGAGCGCATACTTAAAGAAACGCAGTTAGATGTATTCAGAAAGAACTCCACTGGGTCAACGACTGCGGGCAATAAGTACTTGTCGAAACCTCCTGATTTTCTTTCTCAGAACTCTCTGAGTGTGGTCAGTAGCTCCGAAAATACATTCTTGTTGTATAAACAAGTTACGATGCTCCAAGATTTTACGCCAAACCCCGCAACTACGGGAGTACCCGTGTATTACGCGGATTGGGATAGTGATAGCTTTCTACTGGCCCCAACACCGGATCAGGCCTATACGGCGGAGCTTCATTACTTCTACCGTCCGACATCCATAACGACAGCCGCAAGTGGAACCAGTTACCTTGGTGATAATGCGGAGCTTGCTCTCCTCTACGGTAGCTTGGTAGAGGCGTATACCTTTATGAAGGGCGAGGCTGATCTTTTACAGCTTTATAACAACAGGTTTCAAGAGTCGTTGCAGTGGGTGAAAAACTTGGGCGAGGGACTTCAGACTAGAGACCAATATCGGTATGATCGTCTACGGCGGGATGTCCAGTAATGTTTGATAGTGATTCGACTACCGAGATTGCAAGTCCGTTCGTTTTTACTTCTACGAACAGGGGTCATTCGCCTGAAGAGATGGCCGAGATGGCTATGAATAAGATCATGGTTGTTTCTGATACAGCGCCGCCCGTTATCAAAGAACAGGCTTTAGCGCACCGGGATCGACTGAAAGAAATACTGATCTTCTATATGGAGAGAATGGCGCAGAGCGAGAGAACTACGATCTGGGCTCTGATGAAAAAACAGGGCCATGAGGACATGGCTGAGATCATGAGGAGGTTGTAATGGCTATTGGTTCATCCGCAATGTGCGGAACATTTAAGAGGGAGATACTTGCGGGTATTCACCGTTTGACATCAAGCTCTCGCGGAGATTCGAGTGCGATAAGCGCGGACACTTTTAAAGTGGCTATGTTTACGAATAGCGCCAGCATAGATGCGGATACTACTGGTTACACTACCAGTAACGAAGTTTCTGGCACTAATTACTCTGCGGGAGGTGCCGCTCTGTCTAGTGTAACCATTGGGCTTGGAGATAACAGTTCTTCTGTTCCCACTGCTTTTGTAGACTTCGCAGATACCACGTTTTCGTCTTCTACGATTTCGAGTGCTAGAGGCGCGTTGATCTATAATTCAACTCTGAGTGGTGCAAGCACAGGTTCTACAACTACGGCAGCAGCATATCCAGCGGTAGCGGTTATTAACTTTGGTGGAGACAAGTCATCTAGTGCAGGAGATTTCACCATTCAGTACCCTGCGAATGACGCAAACAACGCGATTATCAGGATTGCTTAATGGCTCTAATCACTGGTTGGGATAGAAGTACTTGGAACTCCGGGGCCTGGAATAGTCCACTTCCCGTAGAAGTTACAGGTGTTTCTGCCGCCAGTGCCGTAGGCTCCGTAACTATAAGTCTTCCCGTATCAGTCAGTGTAACGGGCGTATCTGCTGCCAGCGCGATTGGATCATCTTCCGTATTCTCGGCTGTGACCATTTCCGCAACGGGCGTATCTGCTGCCAGCGCAATGGGTAGCCCGACGCTAATAGCAAACTCTATTCTTTCTCCATCTGGAGTTTCTGCGGCAAGTGCGATAGGATCAGTACAAATTAACTTTAGTTTCTCTGTAGAAGGAGTGTCTGCTGCGGGTTTGGTTAACACTGTACTAATTTGGAATCAGATTGATGATTCACAGACCTCTGGGTTTACAGAAATTAATGCATCCCAAACACCTACCTGGACACAAATAGCGGCATAAGGACGGTACGATGGCATCTTCATTTACAACAAACTTCGGCATTGAAAAGATCGGCTCTGGTGAGCAGTCCGGTGCTTGGGGAACGACCACTAACCACAACCTAGACCTTTTAGACCGTGTGGCATCCTTCAAGGCTGTTGGGTTAACCGGCACTACGCACACGCTAACGGTTCGCGAGGCATCTCCGGGTGCAGGCACCGAGAACCTTCAAGACGGTATGTTTCGTGTCATTAAGTTTACGGGCGCACTTGGGGCTAACAATACGGTCACCGTGGCACCTAATACGACAACGGCATACTTCATCTTCATCAATGCAACGACGGACTCTGCTTCTAGTGGCCCATACTCTACGATCATATCGCAGGGTTCTGGTGCTAATATCACCATTCCTAACGGCCATACGGCTGTTGTGTTTTGCGACGGCGCAGGATCTGGCGCGGCTGTTGTGGACGCCTTTGCAAGTCTCTACGTGTCGGACGCTCTACGGATAGGTGACGGTACTGCGGAAGACACGAAGATCGTTTTCGACGGCAACGCACAGGACTATTACATTGGATTGGATGACTCCGCAGATGACCTCGTCATAGGATTGGGGTCTGCGGTTGGCACTACACCTGCCGTATCCATAGATGAAAACCAAGCCGTGGTGTTCCCAGCGGCGGCGGTCACTATAGGTGACGGCACTGCGGAAGACACAAAACTTGTTTATAACGGCAACGCGAAAGACTTCTACGTGGGCCTAGACGATAGCGCCGACAAATTGGTGGTTGGCGTGGGCTCTACCGTTGGAACGAACGGTGTTATGACGATAGATGATGATGCTGTTACGATTGGCGATGGAGCGGCAGCAGATACCAAGATCGTGTACGACGGCAACGCGAAGGATTTCTATGTAGGTTTGGATGATAGTGCGGATAAACTAGTAATTGGCGTAGGTTCTGCTGTAGGGACAAACTCCATACTTACTATGGACGACGACTCTGTAACATTAGGTGATGGTGCAGCAGTTGACTCAAAGCTTGTCTTTGACGGTAACGCTCAAGACTTTTACATAGCACTAGATGACTCAGCGGATGATCTTGTGTTTGGTCAAGGGTCCACGGTTGGCAGCAACGTAGCGTTCGCGATTGATGAGAACCAGCTAACCAACTTCAGCCATGCGGCGATTGGTTCAACGCAAACGGCAGACGCTACCGGAAGCACTACTCTTGACTTTCAAACTTACCAAAACTTTCTTCTGACGTTTACGGGAAATGTGACGCTTGCAAATCCCTCAACTGAAGCTGTTGGTCAGTCTGGGTTCATTATCATTATTCAAGACGGCACGGGAAGTAGAACTCTTGCGTTAGGAACGGATTACGAGACGGCGGGAGGGTCAGGACTGACAATATCGACGGCGGCAGCAGCGGTTGATGTCGTACCGTATGTAGTCAAAGCAAGCGGGTCCATTCAGTTGGGTGCCGCCCAGTTGGCGTTTGCATAATGCCTATATGGTCACCAGCATTCTTTGGTTCTGCGGGGTCCTCTGGTTACACCATCGAAAACTCTGTGTGGTTTGAGCCAGGGTCAGATACCTTAGTCAAGACCTTCAGTGGGGCTGGGACTAGTGATAAAAAAGCTGTCATATCTTGGTGGGAAAAGAAGTTAGGCACAGGTGATACTTACGCCACCTTCCATACTCCCGCGATGTATTTTCTATACGAGACTTCAAATGAATATCGTTTACGCTGGAATGGCACTATTACAACAGCGTTTCAAACAAATGCAGTCTATCGTGATTACGGAGCCTGGACCCATCATGTGCTTGACGTAGACACCACACAGGCAACGGACACCAACCGCCTACGCAAATTTACTAATGGCGTGTTGGACACGTTAAAGTCAACGTCATACCCTGCACAAGATGCCACTTGGGATTGGAACCAAGCAGTCCAGCACAACATCCCACAAACTGGTGGAGGGCCGGGGCTGTACCTCGCAGAGTTCATCAATTTAGACGGCCAATCTATTATCGGCGGCGACCTTGCGATTACTGATCTTGTAGATACGGATAGCAACGGGGTTCCGATGCCCGTTGACCCATCTGGATTAGATTTTACTGGTAATAATTCATTCTGGCTCGACTTCGCAGTAGCACCCGGCACAGGTAACGGTGCGGGGACTGATGTTTCGGGAAATGATAATCACTTCACCGATACATCCATGACAGCAGCGCAGCGGGTGACTGACACATGCACTGATGATGCTGATAATGATATTGCTAATTTCGCTATCATCAACGCAAATACGCCGACTTCTATAACCTTGTCGGAAGGAAACCAGCGGTGCGCTGGTACTGACCAAAAGTTAGTAGGAACCATAGCTGTTACCCGTGGTAGCGGTGTA